CTTAATTCCTGGTATGTTAGTCCAATAATATCTTTGTCTTGATTGAGCTGAGACTAACGAGCTGTTAATAAATATTGGTTCTATTCCGAAAGGGATTTCTGGATAACACTCTGATACTTGCTCAGATATGACTTGTAAGAACTCTTTTTTCATTCTTACATTCTCTAATAGGAAATATTTTGGTTTGATTTCTTTAAGTAATCGTATGAACTCAAAGAACAATGCAGATCTAGGATCATCAAAAGCAAGTTGTTTACCAGCAAAACTAAATCCCTGGCAAGGAGATCCGGCTAATATTAGATCTATGTCCTTGTAATCTTTTGGATCTAAGTTGCAGATATCCCCCACTTGCTCTATGTCTGGATAGTTAGCTTGGCTAACCTGGATAGCATACTTGTCTACCTCACTTGCATAATATTTGTCTACAGGTATGCCAAGTTGATCCAATGCAATACGACCACAAGACATACCATCAAATAGACTTAGAACTTTCACAAGGCAGACTCTCTGCTGTTATCTTCGTCATAAAAGTTTATAAGATCACCCTGCGGATCATAAGATTCCATACCTACATTTAATATATGGTATTTCTTGTATGCGGACAGCACTGAATCCACCTTTTTATTATTGTAATCATCTACAGCTTGTTCATAAGATAGACGCATCATCATGTAAAGATTGTTTGATTTACTCATTATTTTACCTCTCAATGTTTCTTTTTGTGTAATTAATTGTTACTCATTGTAGACATTATACATAAAATCAATTAAGATACAAACATACATATTAAGGAGAAGTATATGGCTAAATTAGAAAAAGATATATCTAATAATGTGTCTGATGTTATAGATGAAATTATTAGTATTACCAACCCATCTAAGGAAGACTTAGAGAAACAAATAGAGCAAGATAAGATCAACTATCTTGTATGGCAATGTGGTGTTGCTATCAAAGAACTACAAGAAGCAGTTGATGAATTAGCTAAATCAAACAAGGAGGCATCATGAGTAAACAAGAATACTATGAGGCTAACAACGATTTAGCTTTTAACTTAACTGTTGATGCACTTGGTAAATATGCAACTAAGTGTAAGAAAGATGAGAAACGCAAAATGATGGATCCGATTCTTGGATCTTATTTGTTAACACATCAATTAGCTTGTGCATTGTTATATAAAGCAGAAGGTTATGAACAAGAGCTTGTAGACATTATGCAAGAAGCAATTAAAGATGCTAAAGAAGTTGTCAAAAATTCAAGGAGTGTGCAATGAGTGATGTAAAGCTACCAGATATGCTAGAGGATTATCCACATAAAAAGATTGGAGATGCTTTTTACTTTCCAAACCTGGATAACCAAACTTACCATAATGGACCTGGAATATCCTCGTCTAACATACGAAGATTCAGTCAGAGCCAGCTTCATGCTTTTGAAGAAGTAATAGAGCCAACACCTGCTATGAACTTTGGATCTGCTGCTCACTCTCTCATTGTTGAGGGAGAGGGTGCTTTCTTTACAGATGTCGTGACTATATCGGGATCTCCATACACTAATACAAACAAAGCTTTAAAGAAAGAAAGTCTTGATAAAGGTTTGATTGTTATTAATGAAAAGGACAAAGATACCATATATAGCATGAATAACAGCTTAGTAACGGAGGCGAGAGCTTATCTAAATCCAGATAAAGACTATCCCCAGGTTTTTGATTCACCCTACGAGGTGTCTATTTACTGGTATGAACGAGGATTGCTATGTAAAACTAGAGCAGACGTGGTGCTGAATCCATTTCAAATGCCACAAGGAGAAAACTCTATTGTCCTTGTAGATTACAAAACTAGTAGCGATTGTTCTATTAGAGGATTTACTAATTCTGTTAGACGTTATTCTTACGACCTTCAAGCAGCTTGGTATAAACGTGGCTTTGAACAAGCAGGTTTTAAGGTGCATGACTTTGTTTTTGTAGCACAGGAAAAGAAAATACCTTATGCTAACAAAGTATTCAAAATGAACCATTCCGATATGGAAATAGGTTGGAACTTTCTTAGTGATCATTTAGAAGAATACAACAATGTTTTAAACGGTAAACCAGCTACTATATACAATAGTCCTAATGTTGTAGATATAGACACTGGTAATTTTTATAGAGAGGAATAACACAATGATAAAGAAGTTTTTTATCAAACTAGATAGATTTATTTATAAACACTGGAGCAGAACTGCCAGATCTATAATGCGTCTTTTTGGCATGAAGGTTGAACAAGACATAGACTGGTTGAATATGCACAACAATATGATGGAGGATGGAAAAAATGTTTCCAGAGATAGATAACGTAAACCACCCGGCACATTATAATGCAGGTGGCGTGGAGTGTATTGAGGCAATTAAGTCTGCACTTACAAGAGAAGAGTTCCATGGATATTTAAAGGCCAATGCCATGAAATATATTTGGAGAGAAAATTACAAAGGCAAAAACATTGAAGATCTACAGAAAGCAGTCTGGTATCTCAATCGCTGTATTAAGGAATTGGAGGAGATGTGATAGATCTAAATTTACTCATTGGGCTTACAGTGTGTCTCCTTATAGCATACGCTTTCTCCCAACAAGAACCATAAGAAAAGGGGCATAAAGCCCCTTCTTTTTTTGTGCCTACCTTAGAAAGGTGGGACAGCTTCTTTTGGTGGACTCATGTTAGCATCAGCTTCTGGCAAATATAATCTGATCTTAGTCTTCTTAGTATTTACCACACCGTTGTCACCTTGGAACTGATCATCAATCTGTTCAGTTTTAAGTATGAGTCTTTTACCTACAAAGTCTGTATGACTTTCAGGATACTTCTTAAATCCAACAGCTTTCGTAAGCCTGGTGAATATCTCCGTGCTTATTCTTTTGTTGTCTTCATTAGTAGCCCATAGGTTATACCATTCGTTGTGGTCTTTGTATTTACCACCGTCTAGTTGAAATGTAACTTTCAACGTCCAATTACCAGCATTAGATTTATATTTATCTGTAGCAATAACTTGTGCGTTATGCTCTCCATCTGGTGCAAGAGGTGTGCTGTTAGATGACAGCTCCTCTAAGTTATCAAAAAATTCTACATCACCAAAATCAGACATTCGTTTCTCCTATATTATTATTGGTTAATGAAAACCCTAACTTTTCAATTAAGGCACTTATATTAGGTTTCTCAAAATTATCAAGTTTACCACTTCGGTCTTTAGCTTTGTAGCCTTGTCCGTATGCGGTTTGCAACCACCTAGTTTGCACATTCTTACCATCCTCATCTTGATCTTCAATGATGCGTAAAGCAAGAACTTCGTCAAAGAAATATGTTATTGATTCGCCTAACTTAGTTCCCACCATCTTAGGTGCGTGTCTAAGAACACCATCATCATTAACCACATCTTCTTTACATAAAAATAATACGTGCATATTTAGATCTCTAAAAGCACGCATTAAATTAGTAACGGATTCCTGAACATTACCATATGCCATACGTGGATCTTTACTACGAGACTTCTCCCATACCAATAAAATCTCACTTATTTCGGATACTGAATCCAAAACAACTGTGTCATATTGTAATTGACCAGACTTAAGAGCATTATGAAGTTCCATTACTTCAGCAGCTTCTTTAACTTCTATAGCATCAACATTGCCTGCATCTCTAATAGAGAGCAGTCCAGCTTCAGCACTTATTACAAGAACTTTACCTGGAGCAGTTTTAGCTAGAGTTGTTTTACCCGCTCCGGCCATTCCATATACCAAGATTTTTGCACCTTGATCCTGGACCAGCTTTTGCGGAGATACAATTCTATTTGATAATTCCATTTCTCAATCTCCTTTAAATTAAAATTAACTTGCATATTATATACTAGATAGATACAATATGTAAAACTTATTTTTACAATATGTTGACAAGGAGAAGTAATGGACAATATAGATAAAGAAACCCACACCTGGCAGGCTAATTATTATTTTAGGACAAAGACATTAGCAACAAGAAAACTTAAGGAATTTGAAACCATGGGAATAAAACCAAATCATACTGATAGAAAGGTTAAGAAGTATACCCTTAGAGATTACATTGAGTTCTTAGGACAGAAGGAAGCTGCAAAACAGTTTGGATGTTCTGAGGCTTCTTGCAAGTCTTGGAGGTATGGGTATCGACAACCGACAATAAACCAAGCAAAGCAAATCATACGAGCAACTGATGGTAGATTAGATTATGAGTCTATTTATGGACCTATAGCTGAAATACTAGAAACAGAAGCTTAATGTGTTTGAGCTAAATATAACTGAGGATAATTCTTCCTTAGAGCAAGCACTCGCCTATTATGATGAAGGCTACAATGTTGTGCCCTTGCAAAGGTCAAACAAAAAGCCACCATCTTTTCTTGGTAGTTGGGAACAATATAAAGAAACACGGCCATCGAGAGAGTTAGTAGAGTCTTGGTTTAAAGGTAGAGACAACCTAGTCGTTGCACTAGTTTGTGGTAAGTTTGTCGTTGTAGACGCAGACTCACCAGAGGCTATGGATTGGGTTGAGAAGAATCTACCAGCCTGTCCTTACAAAGTTATTACAGGTAAGGGTATGCACTATTACTACAATAACCCAGAGAACTATACGACTTTTGCTACAAGAAGAACTGCTGAAACACCTATAGAACGCTTAATAGATATACGGGGTGTTGGCGGATTAATAATAGCACCATACAACAGACACGCTAATGGTCAGGTATATAAGCCTGTAACCTTTCCA